TGAGAGCGCATGGCCTGCGTTGTTCGCCGAGACGTTCGGACAGAACGCTGTCTACGAGAAGACTGGCAACTACGCGCCGCAGAATGCCTACGCCTCGAAGGTCGGCCCTGAGATTATCAAGGCCGAGTTGGCGAAGCGGAACCGCAAAGTACGCCGCGCCATTGATGCCGAATACGAGAGCGACGAGCCGCTCGGATACCAGCATCTCAAGGTGCGTCCGTGGCTGATGAAGGGCGTGACTGAGTCCCGCGCGTACTGCCCGACTGGAGACGGCGGCGGCATTGACAACTCGTGCAGTGCATCCGACAAGGGCAAGGAGCCAATCCCGGCCGGTGACAAGTCTCTCAAGTCTTACGAGCCGTTCACGCCGAATGAATCAACGCGGAACTCTGACTTCGCGATCCTTCCGTCCGACGCAGAGGCCGCAGCCGCGCTAAAGGAGCCGCAAAGAGAAAAGTACGGAGCCCATCGAACTCTTCCGGCAGGATATCCGCTCGACTTGCGGATCGACATTCCTGCGTTCGAGAACCATGGCGCGTACGTGGTCACTGCTCACGAGCATGTAAACGGTGCTGGCGTTGGGGCTCCTGTCGGCTACGACTCGATCATTCGCCTGAAGGGCGACGTTGATTTTCGGGTTGGCGAGACTGCTGCGACGAAGATCGCTCGCGGAAAAACATCCAAGAACACGCACTCGACCGTGAAGGGCAAGTTCGACCCGAGTCGCGACATCCCAGAAGGCATCGATGACTGGACGCCGGTTGGCTACAACCCGAAGACTGCCACGTACTACTACGACAAGCGGAACGGCAAAGAGATCGTCGGCGGCGTCGACTCGATCAGCGTCGGGAACTCCGTGTTTGTGCGGATTCCGAAGTACGGCAACGGACGAGACCCGTCGAAGCCTCCTCGCAATGCGAAGACGGACTACCGATCGGCAGACTGCGGCCGCGACGAGAGCGGCAAGTTCGGCAGCGGTAACGACTGCGCATCAGACGGCAGCGGCGGCGGCACTGCCACAGCCGCACCCACCGGCGACCGCTGGTCGTCCAACGAGACTGCCGTCTGGCCTGTTTCGTCGCGAGACAAGTCGCCTCCACTTCTCGGCGACGGACGCTACGGCTCGATCGAAGTCTCGGCCCCGAAGGCCGTGAAGGCGTCGCTCGACGCGGCTGGCATCGACCCGAAGTTGGCTCCGATGGTCGCTGGCGGAAGCGAAGAATCAGACGTCTTCGTCCGCCCTGCCCCGGACTTCTCGATGGAGTTCCCAGGCTCGAAGGTCACGCCTGTGATGTTCGCCTTTGAGAAGGACTTCGCCGGAGTCGAGAGCGGCCTGCACGGCTCGTCTGTGATTGGCGTCACGGCATCTGGCGAGACTGTCGTCTACCACAGCACGGTCAATGTGGCGGACTCGATCAAGTCCGACGACTCGAAGCGGCACGCCGCTGCTCGCGAGTTCTACCGAGCCATGACGTCCTCTGTAGAAGCCGCCCGCAAGGCTGGAGTCTCTCGGATCGTCCTCAATGCGGCCGGGAACTCGTCGGCCACCAAAGGCAGCGTGACGTCTACGCCGTGGCGTGGGTACACGATCTGGCCCCGAATGGGCTTCGACGCACCTCTCCCGGCGAGCATCAAGGCGAAACTCCCGCCAGACTTGTCCCACGCCAAGTCTCTACTCGATCTGCACGCCACGCCCGAAGGCACAAGGTGGTGGCGCGACAACGGCGAAGACCTCGACGTGTCTTTTGATCTCAAAGACAGGTCGAGTCCGCAGGCCAAGATCATGGACAGGTTCATCAAGAAGTTCGGCGAGAGCCGTCGCGAAATGCCGCTGGGCTCAGGCGACGAGTGGATGTCTCCCGAAGACCTCGTCCGCCTGGACGAGATGTGGCAGGAGATTTGGGACGACGGGGAACTGGACGACTACGAGTGGAATGACAATGCCTGAAAAATACTCCCACATCGACTTCACGCCTCCCGAGGGGGTCCGCAAAGAAGCCGAGAAAGGCCTCGCATGGCGTCGCGAGCATGGCCGAGGCGGCACCGCTGTTGGGATCGCCAGGGCGAGAGACTTGGCAAATGGAGTCAAACTCTCGCCGTCGACGGTTCGTCGCATGAAAGCGTTCTTCGACAGGCACCAGCAGAACAAGGACGCGACAGGATGGGCTCCAGGCGAGGATGGATTCCCATCTAACGCCAGGATCGCCTGGGCTCTTTGGGGCTCCGACGCCGGATGGGCGTACGCCCGCAAGGTCGTCGAGCAGATGAACGCAGCCGACGAGGAGGAAGGCCGGTCTCTGCGGCCGTTTGGCTCGACGCAAGGCATCAAGCCCAAGGTCTTCGTCGTCCATGGCGCCCCCGCCAGCGGCAAGACTTCATATGTGATGCAGCACAAGGGCGAGAACGACGCGATCTTCGACTTCAATAAGGTGATGGCTGCCGTCTCGGGCATGCCTCCGCACCAGAAAAACAAGAATCTCATCTCTTACTGCACCGACATTCGAGACCTTATCATCAAAAAGGCCCTGAATAAGCCGTCAGTCGACAAGACTTGGATCATCACGACCAACATCAGCGACGACATGAAGGGCCAGTTGTCTGACATTCCCGTCGAGTACATCCACATTGACACTCCGAAAGAGGAGTGCCTGAAGCGAATTGAGGAAGACCAGGAACGGCAGCCTATCGCGGATGAGTTGCGAGAGGTTGTCGAGCGGTATTTTTCACCCGAGCAAAGGAGTGCCCCAGTGCTTCCCAACGTCGAGCGTCGGTTTCTTGGCAATTTCAGCGACGTCGAGAAGGCCGACCCCGATCTGCTTCGCGTCGAGAAGCGAGCCGACCCCGCTACGGGTCAGCAGCAGACGTACTTGATCGGCTATGCGGCCCGCTTCGGAAAAGACTCGTTGCTTCTCGGGGATTTCGTGGAGAGAATTGACCCCGGCGCGTTCGATCTTGTCGAGACACGCCAGGACGGCGAGGGGAGGCCGCTCGAAACTCGCTGCTTGTTCAACCACGACCCCAATCATCTTTTGGGCCGCTTCCCGACGACGATGAAGATGACCGTCGACGAGAAGGGCTTGCGGTACGAGTGCCTGCTGCCGGAGTCTCGAAAGGACATCGAAGAACTCTGCCGCCGGGGCGACTTGAAGGGCTCGTCCTTTAGTTTCGTGGTCGCCGAGGGCGGGGAAAAGTGGAGTTACGAGGGCGGTCGATCGACGAGGCTTGTAACAAAAATCAAGTCACTTCTAGATTGCGGCCCAGTGACCTACCCCGCGTATGGAGATGCTACTGTTGCCGTAGCCAAGAGAAGTTACCAGCAGTTCCAGAAGTCTGGACACGCTGAATCTCGCAACAAGACCAAGGCCAAGGTCGCCGAGGAGTTTGCGAAGACGAAGAAGTTCCTGGCGGAGCGTCGTGGATTCTGTCCGACCGGCCCAGGCGGCGGCATCGACAACTCGTGCGGGACTGGCGGCGCTGGCATTCACGCAACAAGCACGCCCGTAATGGCTGGCGCTGCCGCAGGTGCGGCGCTCGGAGCAATCGCAGGCGTACCGGGCGCCGTGATTGGTTCTTTTGTTGGGCTTATCGCTGGCGCCGTCGGCGCCGATCGCTACGTCGCCAAGGTCGAGAAGGCCCTTAAGCGTGTCGGCTCTTCTGTGAAAAAGATCGACACGTTCGCAAAGTCGCTCGGCAAGTCGATGCAGATCGAGTCCACAAAGACCGGCGGCATCAAGGCCGAAGGCGGCGGCATGAAGATGACAATCGAGAAGTCCACTGGCGGGAAGATTGCCATTGTGGAGAACGTAAAGAACGCAATCGGAGAGAAGGGAACAGAGAGCGTTGGTCGACTTGCCGAAACGCTGACCGGAGCAGGCAGGAAACTCGGTGTCGATCACATTGCTGTTGTTTTGAGTTTCGACGACAAAGACCAGAAGACGTTTGTTGACGCAGGGTTTAAGGGCATTGAGATTTCAAGCGACGGATCAAACGTCACTCTCTGGAAGTCGTACGACAAAAAGTCCAAGCGAAGCCTCGACGACCTCCGCTCTTTTCTGCAAGAGCGTCGCGGATTCTGCCCCACCGGAGAAGGCGGAGGCATCGACAACTCATGCACCGCGACTGACGGAAGCAAGCCACAAGGCAGCGGCGGGAAACAAGACAAGCCACGGTCTGGAGGCGGCGGAGGCAAGCAGAAGTCTCCGCAGAGCGGCACGCCGAAAGTTAAGCCTCCGAAAGAGAAGAAAGAATCCGGCGGCTACATGGAGTGGAAGAAGGGCAAAGACAAAGAAGCCCAAGACTTCGTTGACCAGGCCCGCGAAGGCCAGTTGGCTCGTGGCGGCAAGTCTGGCGGCAAGTCCGACGATGGCGGCGGAGTCCAGACATGGAGCAAGGGAGACGACTTCCCGTGGACGACCAAGCAAGTTGGCACCGACAAGGGCTACGTGCAGGGCCAGCACCCGGACGGGAGCAAGACTGAGAAGTACCCATTCGATGGCGACTCATCGGAGGCCTACAAGAAAGCCAGCGATGAAATCGCCAAGAAGAAGAACAAGCGGTCTCGTGATGTTGTCCGCGAGACGCTGGCGTTTCTCAAGGAACGAGCGAGATGAGTTTAGAGGCGAGGTACGCCGACCTCCTCGCCTTCGTCGAGGAGCGAGATCGGCAGTTGACTCTGCCAATGGGCGAAGACTGCGGGCGCGAGTCCGGCCAGTTCGCGCCTGGCAATAACTGTGCGGCTGGTGGCGATGGCCCGCCTGCGACCGATAGTCAGCCTCGCCCTCGTCCTCATCCAGTCGCTGGAGGCCCGCGATCCAACACGTCGAACGGATTCCCTGGCTCCTGGGGTCGAGATCGTCCGCTGTCGCACGAAGGCCCACTGCCTGGCCTTCCGGACATCAAGAAGATCGACGTCGACAACGCCAAGCAAGTCACGACCCTTGCTAGGAAAGTAGGGTTCGAGAGCGTCGCGTCGATGGTTCGCTTTGGCGCAGCAGATGGGAAGAGGTCCGAAATCGAGATCACAGCAGACTCGGAACGGGTGCGTCGCCGGGGGCCGACAGAAGACTCTCCGTCTGTGGTTGTCACGTCCGAGACGCTGACGATCGAATCAAAAGCCCCCGTCTACATGGGAGGCGCGAGGCAACCGGGACAGCGCCCCATTGGCATGGTCGAACTCGACTTGGCGATCAAGAAAGAAGGCGACGATCCGCCTGTCGCGCTGTACGGCTTGTTTAGCGTCGACTACACCGTGAAGTTGGCGATCAAGCGAGAGAAAGAGTCGTCGCAGCACGGAGACTCGGCCACCGAGCGGCACCTTGGAGCGATGATTATCGACAAGATGCTCGTGTCCCTGGAAGAGGCCGAGAAAGCAGGGGCAGCGAAAGCGAAGACGTTCGCGGCTGGCAACGAAAACGACTCTACGTTTCAGGGGTATCGGCTCTGGGGGAGGTTTGGTTTTGACGCCGTCCTGTCTGGCGAACTGCGAGATCGGATCATGGACGCCAACGACGCTGCCGACTCGCCAATCTTGTCTCAGGAAGTAGCCCAAAAGGTCGTCGAAACGGGCAAGATCACTCTTCAAGACCTCATCAGCACAAAAGCAGGCGAGAAGTGGTGGTCTAAAAACGGAAGCGGCATCTACTTGTCTCTCGACTTCAGCGACAAGAACAGCCAGGGATACCAGCGGTACAAGAAGATGCTGGATCGATCCAAGAAAGCCAAGGAGCGAGGCCAGCGATCGTACGAAGACTTCTGCGAGTACGCACTGACGACGTACCGAGACCTCGCCGAGTGGCGAGGCTTTGCGGACGAGTCCCTTGAGGTTCGGTACGCGAGCCTACTCGCGTTCGCGCAGTCGCGAAACTGTGGCACCGGCGAGGGCGGATTCCAGAAGGGAAACACCTGCGCTGGCGGCAAGATCGCCGACGCGGCCGTGGGTGCAGCAAAAGGCGCAATCAAAGGTGCGGCTGTTGCGGCCGGGGCCGTCGGGCCGTTCCCGCCGTATGTCGTCAAAGGCGCTGCCGTCGGTGCCGCCGTCGGTGCCGTGAAGGGACTCTACGACAACAGCATGCAGCCCACGCGAGTCATGCAGAAGATCGACGAGATCGGCACGAGCGAAAAGCAAGTCGCTGATCTCGTGCAGCGTCTCGGCGGCTCGCCAAAGTCTGTCGCGAAGGTCAAGGACGGCAAACTGACGCTTCGCGTCAATAACAGCAAGGGCGAGAAAGTCTTCGACGTCGAGATGGGCAAGTCGAAGTACACGATCACGCCAGCACGTAAGTCAGGCACGCTGTCCAGCAGCGAGATCGCTCAAGTCAAGAAGATCGCCGACGAGAACTCCCCAAAAGAAGTGAGCGTCGTCGTGAAGTCCAAGTCGCCCTCGTATGTGGCGAAACTTGTCCGGAAGGGGTTCCAAGTCACAGCCAACGCTGCGGGCATGCTCGTTGCGACGGTTGTTCTCCCGACGTCTGCATCGGTTGCAGTCGCGATGGGAGAAGGCGTGGTGGATTCCCTGAAGAAAAAGAAGTGATGACACAAAGCGGCGATAAATGTCGGATGTGCGGTCGCGGTCGCATGACCACTCGCACGAGCAAGCCATGCGGCGAATATCAGGTTCGCTACCTGAAGTGCAGCGCATGCGGCGCACAGGCCCGTTCAGTCGTCTCAGCCAGCCGTTCGTGGCGACGCGAAAAAGTTGTGTGACACAACTTTAAGTCTCTTCGGGTCTCTGTTCTTCGTCTCGTAAGTTGAATCCTGTCGTTACACGCGGCAGGAACAACTCACCCACGAGACCAAGGAACAGAACGAATGGAATCGTCCGCCAAGATCAAGTCTCTTCTCGACGAACTCGCCGCTGTACTGGCTGAGATGGGCGCCCTTCAGGACGAGGTGTCCGACGAGCGCGCTGAGACCGTTCCGCCCGTTGATGGCGAGGACGAGGAGATGGAAGAGGACGACGTCGAGGAGAAGGGCTACAAGCCCGAGGGCGTCGAGGACGCCGAGGGTGCGATGCCCGAGGACGAGGAGAAGGAGAAGAAACTCCGCTGCCTCTGCGAACGTGCGGAGAAACTCCGCGAGAAGATCAAGTTCTACGAGGGCGTTGCTGCCAAGGAGTTGGAACTCCGGGCGGTCCTCGACAAGTCTACGCCCGCCACGGATTCGGCGGTCGCTTCTTACCCCAAGGCCAAGGAGGGCCGGTCTGTGTCGATCTACCACAATCTGCCGGGTGCCGGTCGTCTGAAGAACTTCAAGGGCCAGAACGCCGAAGAGCGTGCCTATCGGGCCGGTCAGTTCTATCGGGCCACGCTGCTCAAGGATCAGAACGCCGCTCGGTGGTGTGCCGATCACGGCGTGGTCGACAGCCGCGCCCTGAGCGAGGGCATCAACTCGGCTGGCGGAATCTTTACTGCGGAAGAGGTGCTGAACGAGGTGATCGTTCTGGTCGAGACGTACGGGGCCTATCCTGCCCACGCTCGCAACCTCCAGATGAAGTCCGATACGCTCGTTATTCCTCGTAGGACTGGCGGTTTGAAGGCGTACTTTATTGGCGAGAACAGCCAAGTGCCGGATTCCGACGCGAGTTGGGATCGGGTGCAACTCGTCTGCCGCAAATGCGCGGTCTCGAACCGGATGAGTTCGGAGATTTTGGAAGACTCCGTTCTGAATCTTGGAGACTACATCACTGGCGAGATCGCCCGGTCTCTTGCCGAATTGATCGACACCGTCGGCTTTGTCGGGAATGGCAGCGGGGATCACGGTTCGATGATCGGCGTAGCCACCAAGATCAACGACGGCACCCACACGGCTGGCGTCGTGACGGCTGCGACCGGCAACACCGGGGCTCTGACTCTGGACGTGGACGATCTGATCGCCACGGCTGGCCGACTCCCGCTGTATGCCCGTGCCAACGCCAAGTGGTTCGTGAATCCGGCCGTGTTCGCCGCCAGCGTGCAGCGTCTCGGCCTGGTCAACAACGTGGGCCTCTCGGGCGGCAACACTGCCGCGAACCTCGCGGCTGGCGCCGAGATGCGGCTGCTGGGATATCCGGTGGTTTTCGTACACACCCTTTCGAGCGCTGTGGGCGCCGACCCCGGTGTTGTGAAGTTCCTCTTCGGTGACCTCTCGATGAGTTCGTACTACGCGACTCGCCGGGGCATGACGCTGAAGACCTCGACCGACCGCTACGCGGAACTCGATCAGACGCTGATCGTTGCGACGAGCCGCTTCGACTGTGTCACCGCTGACTGCGGCGACAACACGAAGGCTGGTCCGGTCGTGGCTCTCAAGACTGCTGCTTCGTGATAAGTACGGACACACTCACCCTGAAACCCCTGACTGGAGAATCTGAAACGTGAATCATCTCGAAGGTACGAAGACTTCTGCAAGGATTTCGACGAGCGTGGCCGTGAACGCGACCCACAGTCACGAGATCGACACCTACGGCGCCGACTACGTGTCGGTCGACGTGGTGTACAGCCACTTCACCGCTGCGGCGTCCTCGTACGCCACGGTGCTGAAGGTGCAGCAGAGCGACACGGCTGGCAGCGGCCAAGTTGACGTCCCCGGCTTCTCGGTGGTGGCTGGTGCCGGTCGGACGACCGGCGTCGGCGCGACTGGTGCCGTGGCTCGGTTCAACATCGACTGCCGTGGCAAGCGGCGGTATCTCACGGTCGTCACCACTCCGGGTCAGCCCGCTGCCGTTGCGACGGTGGCTCGGCTCTCGAAGTTGGAAGAGATGCCGACCGAGAAGAACGCTGCCGGTGTCGACGCTTTCGTGAGCGGTTGAGGCAAGTTTCGGGGGGGAGCCAAACTACGGGCGGCTCATCCACGGATGGTCTTGACTGGGCATGGACGCCCAAGCCGCCTCTTTGTTTACTCCATCAAGAGGCTTGGGTTTACATGCGAGTTATCGTCGGCAACGTAGAGCATGATGTCCGAATCGCGGGCGCGATCAGCGTTCCGCGATTAGGCTTTATGGACAATTATTATTGTTCCATTCAAGCCTTCTCTCAGTTCGGCATCCCGCTCACGAAAGGCACCGGGGCCTTCTGGGATCAAGTGATGTCTCGGATTCTCACGGACTTGAGTCGTGAGGAGGCCGGGTATGACTTCATCATCACGATGGATTACGACTCCGTATACGAGCCCGAGTGCATCTCGCGGCTCGTGTCGGCTGCTCTCTTGTCTGGATACGACGCCGTGGCTCCGCTTCAGACGAAGCGGGATGACCAGAAGTTGATGTTCACGCCCAAGGGCATGTCTGGAGACCACGACAGCAAGATCACCTTGCCTCTGGAGTGGTGGGAAAAGCCCACTCAGCCCGTGGACAGCGCTCACTTTGGCCTGACCGTGCTGCGGACGGCGGCTCTTCGCCGCATGCCGAAGCCATGGTTTCTGGGCGTGCCCAACTCCGACGGCGACTGGGCGGACGTCGAGCCCGGCGACGGCAAGACGGCTCGCGTCGATCCGGACATTTACATGTGGCGGAAGTGGCGGGAGTGCGGCAACACGCTGGCGATCTGCCCTCAAGTCTCGATCGGCCACGCGGAACTCGTGATCACCTGGCCGGATCAGCAACTGAAGGCCGTGCATCAGTATCCGAATCACTACTGGCAAGCAGGCGGGCGGCGACCACCGGAGGCGTGGGGTTCTCCTGAGCATGCAGCAAAGTGTGAGGCTAAGTAAGCGTATGAAAGTTCGACTCCTAAGAGACTGGTCGTATCACAAGCAAGGCGAAGTCGCTGAAGTCTTCGAGCCTACTGCTCGAAACTGGCTCATCAACGGCATCGCCGAGGCGGTCAGCGAGAGTCGTTCTCTCGACATCGAGGACGCTGTCGAGAAGCCCGCTCAGGCAGTCGAGCGGGCTGTCCTAGACCGCAAGCAGAAGAAATGAAGTCCTACGAGTTAGTCCAGCGGGGCAACGTCCGGTATCGCTCGCTCCGGCGAATTACAGAGCCTGTGGTCGAGCCTGTCTCGATCTCGGAGGCGAAGTCGCACCTTCGCATCGACGCCGACTTCACGGACGACGATCTCTACTTGCAGTCTCTCATCTCGGCCGCCCGCATCCATGTCGAGACCGTGAGCGACCGGACTCTGATTCTGTCCCAGTGGCAGATGAAGATGGACGTGTTCCCGTCGTGGGACATTGAACTCCCCAAGCCGCCGATCGCAGTCGGGGACGTGACGGTCTCGTACATCCCGTCCGACGCCGTCTACCTCCCGGTGCCGTACACAAACTTCCGCGTCGACCGAGACTCGACGCCTGCGGTCATTCGCCCGCAGTGGAACGGCTCGTGGCCGTCGGCGAGAGGGGCAGAGAACGACGTCGTGATCACGTACTGGGCTGGGTACGGCCCGTCGCCCGCCAACGTGCCCACACCCGCGCGTCACTGCATCTTGATGCTTGTGGCGTCGTGGTACGCCAACCGGGAAGCAGTCATCCAGGGTGGCATGAACCCCGTCCCCATGGCCGTCGAAGTCTTGCTTGGTGCGATCAACTGGGGGCAGTACCGCTGATATGGCTCTTCGCGCTGGCGATCTTCGCGAGTCCGTCACGGTTCAGGTCGCGACTGAGCAGACCAACGACTACGGCGAGACTACGTTGACATGGTCAGACTTCGCCTCCCGGCGGGCCTCCATTCGCGGCCTGCGGGTCGACGAAATGATGAGCGCCCAAGGGCCGTACACGGTCGCGACGCACGACGTCGAGTTTCGGTATGTGCCTGGGCTTCAGGCTGGCATGAGGCTTGTCTGGAATAGCCGCACGCCGAGCAGGACTCTGGACGTGATTCAGGTCACAGAGGGCGTCAACCGAGAGTCGCACAGACTTGTCTGCAAGGAGCAAGTCGCGTGATCACGGTCGAAATCCAGGGACTAGACGAACTCATCGAAGCAGTCCGCAAGATTCCCACGTCTATCGACCGCAAGTCAGTCTTCGAGGACGTATCTCAGCAGTTCTCAGCCCGTCTTCGAGCAGCCACTCCGAAGGGATACAGCGGCAAACTGCGAGACTCGGTGGTCTACTCCGCCGACGACGAGCAGGGCGAAGTGGGGTACGAGCAGGGCGTCGAGACCGCCGGAGACTCCAGCCTGGACAGCGTCATTCGGCCCAAGAGGCGGGGCAAGTCTGTCCTGGCTCGCAATTGGGTCAAGCCAGACGAACTGGAGGCTGTCCTTCAGGAGACGTTCGACTCCTACGCATCCGAGGGGTCCGTCTTCATGGAGACTCGCTTCGCGGAGGAGTTAACTCGTGGCCTATCCTGAAAAGTGGCTCCGAGCCAAGTTGGACGAGGCCACGACGGCTGGCGTCCACCCCATTCTGGCTCCTCAAAACGCCCCTCTTCCGCTGGTCGTGTACCGCAGGACCGGAACCCGCCGGGAGCGGAACATGGGCGGCAACGTCGGCAGGCCTATTGCCACGTTCTCGGTCTCGATCGTGGCCGAAAGTTACAGCCAGGCCAAGGACATCGCCGAGGCGGTTCGCCTGAAAGTTGACAACTTTACGGGCGACTACTCTGGCCTGACAATTGTATTTACCTCGCTCGTGTCCGAGGCGGACAACATGGAACGTCCAAACGAAGGACAGGCGAAGCCGCTGTATCGCGTCGATCAGGTTTACGAAGTTCGGTATCACGAAAACGTCCAAGGAGGGGCGTAAAAAATGGCCTACGAATCCGCACAGGGCTTGTCGTTCACGTTCAGCGGCAAGACGTTCCTGCTCACGAGCATCTCGTTCAGCAAGAAGGTTCCCGAAGTTGACGTCACTGACCTGAAGTCTCCTCACGGCTCATTCCGCTCGTACCGCCCGGCGCCCATCCGCGACGGCGACGAACTGTCGATCGAGTTCTGGGGCATGGACTTCCCGCAGATGACTGCTACGGGCGTTCTGTCGTGGTCGATGGACGGTACGGGCAGCAACTCGGCCCTGATCTCGTCTCTTCCGACCGTGGCTCTCTGCACGTCGTCTCAGTTGCAGGCTGCGGCTGGCGAACTCATCAAGGGCTCGGCCACGCTGCGAATCACTTTGACTTGATGAATGCCGTATATCTCGTCGCACGGCGCCACGTTTACGTGGGGCACGTTCAATTTTCAGATCACGTCGCTGCAAGTCGCTGCCAATGCGGGAAGTGACATCGACATCACGTCGATGTCTTCCGAGGTTGTCAGCGACCCAGCGAACACTGATCGAAAGATGGTCGTGCCTGACTACGACACGGCCGTGTCGGCGAGGTACGGCAGCGAGATGTCGATTGAGTTCTTTGCCAGCAGAGACATTACGGCAGCGAACTACTTCGACGTCGTGGGCTCGAAGAGAACATTCACCCTGACGCTACCTCCGGGCGAAGGCACGGCGGCGTCAGGGACGTTCTCGATCAACAAAACGGCGATCCTGACTCAGATGAGTCTCGGAGCGGCCACCGGGGAGTATGTGAAGGGTTCGGCTTCGTTTCGTGTAACAGGAAGGTAATTTCCACATGGCTCTCAGTAAGGCTGCGATTCTCGCTGCGGACGATAAGAAGATGGTCGACCACGACGTTCCCGAATGGGGCGGCGCGGTCAAACTCCGGGTGATGACGGGCACCGAGCGGGATCGCTTCGAGTCCGAGTTCGTCAACGGCAACAAGAGCGTCGACATGGTGCGGGCGAAGTTGGTCGCCAAGTGCCTGTGCGACGAGAAGGGCGAGCGTCTCTTCACCGAGACCGAGATCCCCCAGTTGGGCGAGAAGTCCGCTGCGGTCCTTGACCGTCTCTTCGCTGAGTGCATGAAGTTGAACAGGTTCTCGAAAGAGGACGTGGACGACCTCGCAAAAAACTCCTAGACCGTCCCCGCAGGCTGTTCGAGTTCCGGCTCGCACTTGCGCTTGGACGGTCCCATGCCGAACTTCTCGCGTCGGTCGATGCGGCCGAACTCGCAGAATGGGAGGCATTTTGGACAATAGAACCATGGGGAGACGAGTGGCGAAGAACCGCTCGTCTCGCCACGGCTCTATGCACTGCCTGGGGCTGTAAGCGTCTGGAAGAGGAGATGCTCATGCCCAGCCACCGCAAGCGACAGCAGACCAAGGACGAGATGCTGGGCGAACTGTGGAAGTTGGCCGCCGCTAACGGAGCGAGGGGCTGACTATGGCGACGATTGGCAGTCTCGCGGTCGCCTTCACTGCGAACCTCAAGGGCCTTGAGGACGGCATCGAGGAGGTCGTTGACCTGTTCGATGACTTGTCCGAGGCTGCGGAAGACCTGACAGAGAAACTGTCCACGGTCTCGCAGTCTCGGGTGGCAATCAAGGTTGACTCGGCTGAACTCGAAAAAGCCAGAGGCGACGTCGAGTCGCTGCAAAAGGCAGCGTCAACGACGGCGACCGTCAAGGCTGCGGCCGAGACGTCGTCTGTCGATGCGGCAACAACGAGCGTCGAGAAACTTGGAGACGCAATAGAGTCGACGACAGAAGCAGCAACGTCGTCTCGCAATTCGATCTCTCAGGCGGTCATAACCGCCGCAAGGCTCTCTGCCGCAGCGACCGCAACCGCTTCCGCATACCGAGAAGTTCGCGACGGGACGCTTGCCTATATAGCCTCTGCAACCAGGGCGAGAAGTACTTCCGAGCAACTTGCAGTAGTAAACGCCGCGCTTCGGGGGGATTATATTGCGCTGCGCGTCGTCATGGCAGGCGTTGGAAGGTCGATCCAGGGTTATGTCGCTGGATTCTTCACGGCAGAAGGCGCAGCGAATGTCCTGCGAGCGGGACTGTCTGGGCTCTTGTCGACTCTCGGGGTCACCGACCAAGCGCTTGCTTCGTCGATCAAGTACTTCGCAGACTTTTCTATAACCCAGGCCGCCAGCGCAGCGGCGTACAGGCTCAGTCAGAGGTCACTTGCCGTACTCGGAGAGTCGCTTGACGTCGCGGGCGAATCGGTCGCAAGGTTTGCGGCATCTAGTGCAACGCTCAGGTCCGCAGGAGCAACGGTAGCAACGGCGTTCAACGCCGCCAACAACGCCTTCAACGTGACGTCGGCCAGGATCAGCCTCATGCTGTCGAGGCTGAACGTGGCTGGGCCAGTGTCTGCGACCGTCGGCACGGCGTTTGACTCGCTGAGACAGACTGTCGAGGAACTGGCAAGCGGCTCAAAGACGCTGTCGTCTGTTGCGTCTTCGGTGTCGGCTGGTCTCGCCTCGCTCATTCCAAGTTCCGTGGCGGTCTCGTCCGCACTGACAAGAGCAGCGTCCACTGCGTCTGGGCTTGTCGGCACATTCGGGACGCTATTGTCGTCGCTGCAATTCATCCGCGAGGGAGCGAACTCGACGGCCGAAGGGTTCATCGGGCTCGTTGCGAGAACGGCGGCTACATCCGCCGCCATCGGCGGCGTCGCTGGCGCGCTGGGCGCATGGGCGGCGGGAACGTCCGCTGTCGCCGGAGCGACAGCGAGCGCCGGAGCGGCTCTGGCGTCGTTTGCAACGGCACTGCCAGTGACCGCTGGCCTGGCAATCGCAGCAGCCGTCGCGACTGGAAGGTTTGCTCGCGAACTTGAATCCCTGAGCGTTCAGTCGCAGCAAGTAGAGCAGATGGCCGACCGCTTCGGCGCGCCTCGTCAGGAGATCGAGAAACTGAGACTGTCGGCGTCAAACGCTGGCGTGGGCCTGAATCAACTCGCAAAAGCGCAGCAGGCGTTCTATACGTCTCTCGGCAAAATAAAGGCAGGCCAACTGAACGTCGAGAACGTCCGCGAGGCAAAACTCGCGTTCGACAGGCTTGGCATTTCGCTTGACGAGATCAGGGGCAAGTCTCCGGACCAAGTCTTCAAGACAGTCGCCGCAGAGTTATCCAAGGTTGAAGACCCGGCGAAGCGGACGCAGATCGCTTTTGACCTGTTCGGCAAGCAAGGGGCCGCGATTCTGCCGGCGCTCAAGGAGTTCGGCGAACTCTCGGCGGACTTTGATCGCTTGGGCGGCTCGATCAGCAATCTCGACTTTAGTCGGTTCACGAGTCTGGAGCAGTCGTTCGATAGGTTGCATGCGTCTGCGTCGTCGCTCAGGACGGCAATGCTCGTTCCTTTTACGGAACTCCAGAAGGCGTTCAACAACGCCATGGCTGACATCAAGGGCGGCGTGGCAACCGCGCTTGGGCCGATTGCAAGCGTGCTGGCGGACGCAACAAAACCGTTTGCGGTCGTGATCGAGATTGCTGGTCGGTTTGTCGGCATCCTCCTCCGCATCGTCGGAGTCTTCACGACGATCGCGGCGTCCCTTAGCGTCCTGGGGACGATCGCCCAATTGTTTGAAGGCATCCAGCAGGGCGTCTACGCCGCCATGGAGCCTGTCGAGCAACTCATCTCAATGCTGCAAGGCGTCGCGGGCCTGATTTCGTCCTACATGCGGCCGCTGTCTGGGATTTTTACAGCGATCGGAGCGGCAATCGGTGTTGTTGTCGGCGGACTCGCGCAACTCGTAACGTACGTTGCCCTTGGCGCTGCTGCGTGGGGCGTCTACTCGGCAGCAGTCGCCGTCGCGACTGGGTTTTCGCTTGTTGCTACTGTCCAGTTTATCGCCATGTGGATCGCAGCGCTGGGCCCGTTTGCGCTCGTCGTCGCTGGCCTTGCAGCAATCGGCGCCGGGATTGCTGCTGTGACATACCTCGTGGCGGCAGGCATCAAGTGGCTCTACGACTTTGCCGACTCTTTTGGCGTCTTTGGGGAGTCGCAGCCTGAGATCAACGCCGCAACTGCGTCTGTGTCTGAACTTTCCAACGCGGCAGCGCGCTCGGCTGACGGCGTCGACAAGATCGCGGCCTCTGTTGAGGCCGCGAGGGGCGGCATTGGTGACCTGACGATCGAGGCCGCGAAGTTCGGCGACGCTGGCGCTGATGCAGCAAAGGCGGCTCAGGAGCAGTTCGGCGAGTTGCAGCAGAAACTGGCTCAAAAGAAAATCGACCTCCCGACGTTCGACAAGGAGTCTGCAAAGATTCGCGAAAACCTTGAGAAGAACCTTGAGATTCTCCGCGACGATAGCCCAGAGATCACGCTCAAGAAGAACCTCGAACTGTACAAGCAACTCGACGACGCGGCCAAGCAGGCCGCCAAGTCAACTCGCGACATCGGCGCCGACGTGCAGATCGGAGACAAGATTTTTCCGAGGTCCGAAGAGGTCAAAGCAAGGGCGAAGCAGTTCGAGCGCGAGTACACTGCCGCGCTCGAAGCCATCAAGAAGAAGCAGCAATCCGGCGACTTCGCCCGCGAGTTGACTGCGAAGAAGAAGCAGAACGAAGACGACTTCAAGTCTGGGAGAATCAACAAAGAGCAGTTCGAGTCCGTGAAAATCGAACTCGACTCCACTACAGCACAAGAGCAGGCTGCGATCGCCGCCGAGGACGCTCAGCGAGAGTTCCAGCGGAAGAAGGTGAAACTCGAAGCCGACTTGTCGTTCGCCGACGGCATCCGCAAGAGCCTTGAGACTGCGTTTCTGACCCCAGTGCAGAAGTTCCAGAAGGAACTGAAGAAGATTCGCGACAACCCCGAGTTGACGGCGTCGGAGAAAGACCAAGCCGAGTCAAACTTGCGACGCGAGGCCCGCGAAGGCCTCATCGGAAAGACCGCTCAGACGCAGTTGCAGGAGCGTCGCCGAGACTTGGAGCAGGGAGTCGAGTCTGGTCTCATCTCTCGCGAGCAGGCAGACTTCCAGGGGCAGAAGGCGCTCGACGATTTCGCCCAGGCCCTGGGCGTTGTGAAGACTCCATTCGAGGAGTTCTCCACGTCGATCGACGGCATCGCTGAGAAGTTCGGCTTCGTCGGCCAGCCGCTCGACGAGGTCAGAAAGAAACTCGAAGGCACGCCGGAGCAGTTGGCCCTGTTTGACCGAGCCGTCAAGGAGTCGAGAGACAAGTTGCTCGCGTCGCTCGGCATTGAAAAATCTCCCGAGCAAGTCTTCCAAGAGCAGATGAAGAAGATCGAGGAGGCCGCGAACTCGTCCGACCCAAACAAGCGAATCTCGGCAGAGCAGCGGCAGCAGGCCGAATCAGCGGCAAGGCGGCAGCGGGATAAGGCTCTTGGAGTCGGCGACGGAGTCGGCGAGCAGTTCGCCGAGCGACAGGCAAACATCAACGAGGCCTTCGGCGGCGGCAAGGACAACGCCCGTCTCGCGATCGCGAACAACGCCCTCGCGGCAGACAAGCGAGCAGCCGCTGGTCTTGATGCGGACCCTGCCCAGCAACTCAAGGCTGGGGCGGCGAAGATCAACGACGTGTTCAACGTCACGGGCAAGTCTCTCGCCGAGATTCAGGCGTCCCTGAGTCCGGAAGACTTCGCCCTCTACCAAGAGGCCCAGAAGAAGAATGCTGAGAACATCAAGGCGAGCCTGGGAGTCGAGAAAACAGGCGCCGCCCAGTTCGCCGAGGCTCGCCAGAAACTCACGAAGGCAGTCACAGACGGAGTCATCTCTCAGGACGAAGCAAACAAGGTTCTGAAGAACCAAAAAGACGCCCTGCTCCAGTCTCTCGGCATCTCGAAGTCTCCTTCCCAGGACTTCGAGGACGCAGTCGCGAAGATCAAGGAGAATGCGTCCGAACTTACGCCAGACGAGTTGCAGAAGGGCCTCAAGGAGGCAAAGGACAAACTGCTTCAGTCGCTCGGCATCGACAAGTCGCCAGCCGATGCTGCCGAAGAGTCGCTCAAGAAACTGCGAGAGGCTTTCAACAAGGGGCAGATCAGTCTGGATGAGTTCAATAAGGGAACGCAGAAAGCGAAAGACGCTCTCTTACAGTCTCTCGGCATCCCCCTTGATCCGGTCGTGCAACTCGGCGACCGGCTCGGCGATCTTCAGGAAGCGTTCGGCAAGGGCCTGATCACGCAGGAAGAGTTCACGCGAGGCCAAGAAGAAGCCCGGCGTGCCATGCTCCCTGGCGGCGAAGCGGAGAGCCCAGTCAAGAAGTTCGAGCGAGACCTCGACGCCGTGGACCGCGCCCTTCAGGAGGGTCTTATTGATCCTGCTGACGCAGACCAGCGAAAGAAAGTCCTCCAAGCCCAACTCCAAGAAGACCTCAAGCCTGCCCTCGACCGCGTCGCTCCCGACCGTCGGGCGGTCGAGTCTGCGGACACTCGCAGCAAGGCGGGCGTGGACACGTTCTTCCGCATCCTGCGGGGACAGGACAACCCTGGCCTCAAGGCTCAACTCGAAACGGCCCAGGCCACGAAGTTCCTCGCCCAGGCTGCGGCCCAGCCCGAGGCCGCCGAAGTCATCGCTCAACTTGCAGCCCGTTAGTACGGATACGCTTCTATGCCAGAGCCAAACTCAGTCGGCCCGCCGTGGTCAAATCCGCTGCTCACTGACGTGACAGACTGCCGCGAACTCTTTCGTGGCAAGTCTCGCCAGGCGGGCATCGACGGCAATCCGACCTACACCAGAATCTTTCTTGTCCGAGTCAAGACAGTCAATCCAGACCTGGCGCAGGTCGCTTCTGCTCCTGGGATCAACTGGCGTGACGTTTATCCAGACGACGCCAATGCGTACCTCGTCGAGTCCAGCACGCAGCAAGAAGGCGACTCGGCGTTCCATTACAAGGTCACGTACCAGTACAAGTATCTCGACGAGTCCGAGAAGATACCGTGGCAGCGTCCGCCGCAGTTTTCGTTCTCCGGCTCGCTGGCTTCGGCTCCGTGCTTCTGGCACTACCCAAACTCGGGAGACAACGAAACCAAGCAGATCATCGTCAACACCGCCAAAGACCCGCTGTCTGGGCTCGATCGCGACGAAGGCGAGTTCAACGTCACCATCTCGTACAACCAGAAGCCGCCGTTTGATTACGCCAAGGCGCAACTCTACGTAGGCGCAATCAACTCAGATACATGGAGCGGAGGCCAGCCCAAGACTTGGAAGTGCCAGAGCATCACGGCGAACCGCAAGATCGAGACTATTCCTGGCGTGAACCCAAGCACTGATCCGCCAGTCAGAGTCGTGTACTACGAGACTTCTGTCTCGATCGCTTACAGGAACACGGGCTGGGACTTGCAGACTTGGAATGTCGGATTCAATGAACTCAAAGGCGGCAAGCGAGTGAAGATTCTCGCTGGCAGCGAGCCAGTCAGTGAGCCTGCCGCCCTGAACTCCAACGGCACTCAGAAGACTCCCGGCCAGCCACCAGACATGCTGACGTTCCGCATCTACAGGGCGCTGCCGTTTGTGGGAACTTTTCACAAATTGCCCAGCGATATCTTGGCTGGCTGGCCGTACACAGAACCGGCGTTCTCGGTTACGTAACATGCTCAACATCAGTCAGTTCAAGAAAAAAACTCCAGCGAACAAGACTGAGCAAGTCGTCCAGTTTCGCCACAAAGACGCGCAGCGAATTGCCTCAGCAGTTCACGCACACGAGACTGCGAGACGTGGTCGCAACCCAAGCACGCTCCCGCGAGCCGCTGGCGGCGGGGGCAGCGCGTTCGCGACGGCAAGGTTCACCGGCGCTTGGAGCAAAGACACCCTAAAGACCGTCACGTTCATTGCAGACACTGCCGCCACGGCCGTCGCCAGCAACATCTTCTCGAACATCGCCGCGCCGCCAGGGAACGGCTCTCGTCGCTGCGGGCTTGCGCTGGAGGGAACGACTTGGATTCTCATCGCCGCTGAGTGCTAGTAATGAACTTTGGTTTCGAGTGCTTCCGGAAACTGATCTGCTGCATTCCGAAGATATACGGGTGGGGGAATAACGGCTTCGGCCAGTTAGGCCTCGGCGAGGGCTCAGGCTACAAGTCCGACATGTCTCTGCCGGGCACAGGGCCGCCGACCATCGATAAGCAGTCGGACTGGATCAAGGTCTGCTCGGGAGGGCTTCGAGGGTACGGGATACGCTCAGACGGGACGCTGTGGGGGTGGGGTACTCTCGTCTCCTCTGCGGGGTACGGCGTTGGCTGGCCTCCCGGCGACGGCGTCGCCGAGAACTACTCCCATCCGGTCCAGATCGGCGTCGGCCACCAGTGGATAGACGTCTCTGCGTCTTATTCGCACACACTGGCTGTGCGAGAGGATGGCACGCTGTGGGCGTGGGGCTCAAACAGCCAACATGCGCTCGGCACGCATCTTCGATACCTTCGCGGCACGGCGATAGGCCACGCCGAAGAGGCGATCCGGGCGGTTCTTTCGAGACCGATTGCGTCGGCGGGCATCGGCACCGGCCAAGGCAAGTACTCCAAAAAGCCGACCGCTCAAGTCGTGCAGATGAAGAAAGACTCGCTCGGCAGCGATTGGGTCGTGGACGACAGCATCTCGCCGACTCCGGCCCAAGTCGAGGCCGTTCTGGACTACACGGTCACTTCGGTGGAGTTGACCAACGGCGGAGGTGGATACACGTCCACTCCGACGGTGACGATAGACGGCGACGGTTCGGCGTCAGTCAGGCCGAACATGACGTTCAAGGTCGTCAGCGTTCGAGTAACCAACGGCGGCTCTGGGTACACGTCTCGGCCGACTGTGATTGCGCCTGGGTGGTTGGGGTCGGCGACGATGGAAGTTTCCGCGATGGGCAGCGTCGTCGAGAGCGTCTTGGTCACAAATCCTGGAAGCGGATATATCAAGCCGCCGTCCGTGACTATAAACGGCGCTCTGACGTCAAGCCTTGCCGCCGTCATTGTGAATGGAGCAGTGTCTCGCGTCGACGTTGCCGCAGGGTTCAAGATAGACGCCGAGTCTGCTTCGATAGGCTTCGTTGGCGGAGGCGGCTCCGGGGCAACGGCCCAGGCGACTCTTCGCATGAATCATGTCGTTGCCGTCAGAGCCATATCCCAGGGGTCATTCAATAGGAACGACTATTTCTCGTCTGAATGGACGACCCCGGTGACGTTCTCAGGCCCCGGTGCAGGCGCCACGGCGAGTGTTGTCTTTGGCGACGGATACGTTAACTCGTTGACGCTCACTCCAGGCGACGGCTATCGCGAGACTCCGGCAATAGCGTTTTCAGGCGGCGGCGGAGATGGAGCGTCGGCAGAAGTAGTCAGCACCGAAGGCGAGGTCGAGTCGGTCACCATTATTTCGGCCGGAGGCGGCTACACTCGCAGCGAGGCTGGCTTTCTCCGGCGAGCCCCGTTCGTGCAATTCACTCGCGACCCTGAA